ATACAAGCCCGTTGTTCATTGTCGAACTGTCAAGAGAGCGGCGGAAATTGTGGAAATGAATAAGGAGGTGATTCGTTCTGGAGATTATGCCAAGGTGAAGATGCGTTTTAGTGTGCCGGTGTTTGTTTTGAAGGGTGATCATTTTGTGTTTAGGGAGTCTAAAAGTAAAGGTGTTGGTAAAATAATGGAGGTACATTAACTATTTAATGTTTTGTCTATCTTTTGATTTTCAATGTCTATCTGTTCGTCTGAGATTTGTTCGGTAGTGTCTGAGATTTGTTCGGACAGACCATAACAAACTAATAATTGTCGTAAACATACATATTAAGAACATTTATGGCGAATGAATCCTAGATATAATACAAATCCGTTGCGCACGATAGGATTTAAATATAAGTTGGTTTCTGGTTATTTAGTAGGGTATCTGATAAATATAATTATGCAAGTGATAAAAATATTTTTAACGATGTTTGTATTCTTTACTGGGGTTAACTTTATTTTGATTACCAAAATACAAAATAATCCGTGTAAAGAAAGTGGCAAGCTGAGACGTCGTGTTAATATTACCAAAGGGTCCAGCCTTGAAAAAAAAGCAATTCGATGGCATCAAATATCTTCACAGTATAACGGAAACAGATGGAAAACTGCACAATGTAAACTGTGTGTGTATGAAAATGATATTAAAAAAGCGGATATTGTTTTTGCACACCCACATAAGACAAAAATAAAACGTTATTTCCAAGATCAGTTTTGGGTATCGCAATTTTGGGAGAGCGAAGGTATCTACCCCGATATTAACAGTGAGAAGTTTAATGCTTCCATTTCATATCGTCAAGATGCAATGTTTCATAGTTATGCTATGATTACAGATACATTTAAAATGGATAAAATAATAACGCCTTTGCCATACGAACAAAAAATAAAGATTGAATGGGTGAGTGTTTGGCTCAGCAACTGTGGATTCAAAGAGCGAAACAACCTATTGAAAAAATTACAGGACGATGGTATAACGACGGCATCTTATGGACGGTGTAAACATGATCATTCTGAATCAGAAATGCACTTTAGTTCAGAGCAAGTCGATAAATTAGATGAAGACAGGAGCCCAGGTAGCCAAAAAATAGCACACAGTTCCAATCATCTATTTCTATTTGCTGCAGAAAATAACATTTCACCGTACTATCACACAGAAAAATTGTACCATGGTCTAATGGCTGGTTCTGTGCCAATATATTATGGCGACGACACTATTGACGAGTTTGTCCCCAAACATTCTATCATTAAAGCTTCTGATTACGGTACAAGTTTATCCGACTACTTAAAATTGGTCGCTGAGAACAAGGAACTTTATGAATCGTATTTCGCATGGCGTAAAAAGCCACTCCCCAATTACTTGAAGTCTAAACTGGAATATAAGAGTATGAATACATGTCAAATATGCGAAAAGCTGTATAATGGAATAACTCTCAAAGCTGTGCCAAATCATGAATTCGTCCAAAAACATACTGTTTTCCGAAAGACACCAATAAAAAAAAACCTGATATTCATAACAACACACATGTCTCGATATCATCAGATATATTTGAAAGAATGTTGGGTTAAATTGTTAAAGAAACGAAAAATAATTAAAGATGCGGATATAATGATTTTTACTACTGAAACTCCGCAATGGTTACATGAGATTTTTCCAACTGCAATTATTAAAAAATACAAGAATCCCGGATATCAAGAAGGTGCTAATTTAGCATTGCAAAAACTAATGAAATACAAATGGTATGATGGGTATGAATGGGTTATACGTTTAAATCCGGACGTCATTATTAAATCCGACGATTGGCTATTAAAAACAATGCAGAATCCTAAGATACATGGTATCTTTGACGATTGTAAAGATACAGGGTGTAAAACCTCGTATTGTACTAGTAACTTGGTCCATACCGACTTTTTTGCCGTACGCGCTTCACAGATGAATGAAAACATGTTTAATAATACTATTCATCAAAATTCCGAGAAATTGGCAACCAAAGAATTCTCAGAAATAATTCGTTTGGGTCACGATGCTTGGATTCCTCGAACCACTTTTTATAAAGGACAATGCAGAATAGTTAGTGATATAATTATACACGATGATGATGTTTCAAAATGTTTGAAATAAATTTAGTTTTTAGTTTTTAGTATTGTTTATTGTTTATTCATACTCGTCAAAGTTTCGCACACCGCTTGTTTTATCGGACGTAATTCAGGATACAGCGCCTTTAATTTGTCCGTTGTAAGCTCGTTGTTAGAGCGATCTGCTGCTAAAATCTTGAGCTGTTCTTCTTGTGAAAAGTTTTTCCATGTGAAATCCGGGTCTACGATCTCGCGGTACATTTCTAGAATTTCATTGTGAGAAATGAGACCTGGATTTGTCATATTATATGTGCCTGTTCGTCCGTTCAGCGCCATATCTACCATGATGGGTAGGATCTCTTCGAGAACCGTCATGGAATTCGGCATACTACAAATCTTTTCATAGGTCGTAATCTTGGTAATGAAATTACGCGGCGACTTGTCAGAGGAAATGGGCATTCGAATGCGACAATTTAAAACTGTTTCGGGATACAACTTCATCATTTGATCTGTAAATCCTTTGACTATCGAGTATGAAGACCCGAAAAAGTTGGGCAAATCTTCTTCTGTAAATATTTTTTGTTCGTCAGTGAATTTAAAGATACATCCCGTGCCCATGTAGGTCATTTTAATACCTCGACGATGACACTCTGTCGCCAGAACGAACGGCGCGAATAGATTGTCGCGTACATTGTAGCGTAAATGGCCCGGTTGTTCTAGCCAATCGATAGTACCACATCCCGGGCCATGTGTACGTCCGATGATACACACAACGTGCTCCGCACCAACGGCGTCCATTTCTGCACGAACGGCTTCTGGACAATTGGCACGTGCCTTCCCGTGGATAAGTTCCACGTGTTCGGCAGCTATCGAACAATATTTTTGTCCTATCCATCCGCGCGCGCCATACATAAGCCATCGCGGCTTTCTGTGCCAATAGGTGTCACCGTGCTCGCGATACCACGCGATGGTCTCGGTAAGTCCGTCTTCCCAAGTCACTTTGGGAGCCCACCCGAGTTCTAAAAGTTTCGAACAATCGATATGGTACCGTTGGTCATTGTAGGGTCGGTCAGAGACGTTTACTTTTTCCGAGTTTGATCCGGTGGCCGTCTTAAGAATATCAAAAACCTGATTTACAGAGAATTCATCGGGACTTGCAATGTTGTAGACTTCTCCAGGGGTTCCTGAAGACATCATTGTTTCGAGGGCTTCACACACGTCCCTCACAAACACGAAATGGCGTTGGGCGTTCCCATCACCGTGAATCTCACAAGGTTCTCCTCGGAACATTTTACCCAAAAAAATAGGAATCAATTTATCAGGATACTGGCGAGGACCATACACGTTGTTTCCACGCGCAATCACGTATTCGAGGCCATAAGAATGGCCGTAAGCACGAACTAACATTTCTGCACCGCATTTTGTGGCAGCATATGGGTTTGTCGGATTCATGATAGCTGTTTCGGTGACATTATCGAATACTTGACCGTACACTTCATCTGTAGACATGTGGACGAAACGTTTGCATTTACCGTATTTGCATACAGCTTCTAGTAAGTTGTGTGTTCCTACAACGTTGTCTTGAGAAAAATGAACGGAATTTCGAAAGGATAGATCTACATGCGTTTGTGCAGCAAGGTGGTACACTTGCTGGACATTGTGTTCAATAAGAATTTTCAAAATATCGGCATCTCTTAGATTTTTTTGAATGAATGTGTATTCAGAGTCGTCGGGGACATCGGGAGAGCGACTGTTATAGGACATGCAATCCAAATTAATGACGCGTGCACCCTTTTGTAGCAAATGACAAACAAGATTGGAACCGATAAAACCACAACCGCCTGTGACAAGAATAGACATTTTCATAGTAATGAGAAGTAATTATAATGTTTTTTATTATTTTATTTTGGATTTGAATATTAGTAATGAGTTATACCCAAGAATGTGCTCTCACACCTAGTTTTCTTAATTTTAGAAAATATTGATACGAATCGGCGATGGATTTGGTCATGTCTTGAGTTTGTGCCCATGCCGGAGCCATAAGATAATTATCCACGTGTTGTTCCCATATAAATTCGTCAATATAACCTAAAGCTTTTGGATGTGACAGTAAATAATCGACGATAGCCGTTTCTACTGATTTTGAATCAATATCCAATTTGAACACAACATAATCTTCTTTTGAAGCGGTCGAACGTATTACGTCTGGTACAAACGGTTGTTTATCCGGGGAGGTTGAAATCCAATCTTGATGGAAATGAGTTCTGGAACGCCATTCTTGCGGAACTGTTGCTTCAAATTTGGCCACGGTTGTACCACCTTCCCAACCTTCAATGCGTGACCAATCAAATCCATAACGTTTCCAAACAGCCGCGAAATAACTCAGAGATGGACCTCCTGCTCCCTGGCTCCAGTGTGAAGCTCCGGCATCAAATAAAAATGTTTTCGAGGAGCCAGGATTACCCGGTAAAATATATGATCTATCGACAAAAAACGTTCCGCCGAACAAGCATTGGGCTAATGGGTGACGTAAGTGCGAAACCAATGGCTCGATGTATTCGCGCGTACCATCGTCCAGTTCAAAATACGACCAAATCGAATCGTCTTTTGGGTTCATTCCATTTAAAGTTGAAATAGTTGTAACGGAAGAAGGTTTTCGTTGGGTAGTTTGGCCATTTTTGGTATTATACCAAACTTGATGGACACTATCGTCAATCAAACACCAGTCTGTATTTGTTGTAGCCGAACACGTATCTTTCATAAATGCATGTATTTGTTCTTTTTGGCTTAACAATGCTTTGCATATTTTGGTCGCTTGCCATTCTTCAATATTGTCCAACCATAACTGTTCCCACTTTGACGAATGATACTTTACAACAGGGGTTTCTGGTGTCCAAAGCCGCCATCCCCACCAATCTTTAGATGGAAATATCTGATACAAATAATTATATTCGTCCAACCTCTGTTGTAAAACTTGACCATTCTTTCCACACTGTTGGGGTTTAATGTATGTTGTCATATCAAACCGTGGTACAGTCTGTAGAGTTTTAACAAAATCTCCTTTGGGAACGGGGGTATAACCCCAAACGTATTTCGGATTTGTGTACAAATCACATGGTTTTACGCTTGGATGAGAATGTACCCAATGTTCAGACGCATATCGACCCGAACCCCGGCAGCTATTATCCCCGCTGAATAACTTATTCATCTTGGCTTTAAAAAGAGTTGGTTCCATCAATTTTGAAATATAACTGCATTTTGCAGTCCACATATTGCCAGGCGTGTGTGGGTGTGGTACTGGGCTCATACGACTAGAACAGACATTGCACTCTTCGGGCATAAATGTACATTCTTTAGAGAGCGCACCTCTAGTTAAAAACTCACGAAGTACATCGTTTTCAGGGTTCGCATGGAATGAACCCTTTGAATGCAAATACACAACCTTGCGGGCAGGATTTGACGTACAATAATCCCAAATGTGACGCAGAGTAATCATCTCAGAACCCTGTTCATAGAAATCGGTTGTTGTATCGGCCAGACTGATACGCGTTCCAATAGAGTTTACATAAATGGGGCTATGTTCAGGCAATTTCATATCTAATTGTTTCTGAACAAATGACGTCACTCTTGGAAGATCGTTTGTATTCTTGATAAACACGTTCACAAATATAGGAACCGCCGTTTCGACTTTTCTGGGAGTCACAGCGGGAACCAACTCAAGGTTTTTATGTCTTGATACTGTGGTTTTTTTTTGTAAAGATCTTAGTGTTTTAAGATCGGGGCAATTTCTTTCTAATTCTTTGTATTCGGCCCCCTTCGCCTTCACCCATGGCTTGTGTACGCCCCATGGACACACTCTTTTGTTTTTCCACGTAAAACATTTTGTAGTGCCATTGTCAGAAGAAAACGAAAGTGCTAACCAAATGGGGACAGGCTTACGTGAACATTTGTTGAACAACGAATCCTCAACATACCTACCCCGGACAGAACGAATGCATTTGATTGACCAGTCTATATTTCGAATTGAAAGTCCACCATTCATTATTTTATTAAAAATACCAGTGGATGGCAATAGCTCATTGTAAGCTATACCTCCTATGAAATCAACTTCTAACTCAGGTAACTCGTTTTGACAAATGATAGTATCGGATTGAATGTTAATTGCATTATCCCCGTATTTTTTCATTCGGATCCAAAACGTATCCGACGTGTATAATTTGTTGTTCCAACTATTTGGGTTATAAATGCCTTGTGTCGAATCCATGGATTTTTCGAAAATTGTCAATAAACGTTTGTTATCAAACCATTGTTTGAGTTTCGTGTCACTTTCAATCATTGATTTTAAACAGTCTTTATTTTCTTCTGAGTATAGAAAAACCAAATTGAAATTATATCGGCCCAAAGCATTTTTTATTACATGCGGAATGGCAGCGTAACATCGTGGTTCCGAATATAAAAAAAAGTATTTGGGTGTCTGCAGTTTTTGGTCGGATTTATTATTGGTTACAACGAACCCAACTTCATATACACGCGTCATATCCCCATCTATACGAGTCCCGTCCCATTTGTTGCGTGCTTCATGGAACAAGGTCATTGGTATCGAATGTAAAATTTCAGAATGTCCAAATCCATTATTATCAGCCATATGATCACCCCGGTTGGGCCACATATGAATTTCTAATAATAATTGGTCCATTTTAGAAAACATATCGTCTGCGAGCCACTGTTTTAAGACATCCCACTCTGCATATTCTGTATCCATGCGGATGATGTCCACATGGTTGTTGTTATATCGCTTCATCATATCCGCAAGTGTTAATACACCGTAATTTGTTTTGCCGCCATATAATGTAGAGCGTCCTTCGTGTACACCAGATTTAATGCCTATACCTATTGGTTCGAAAAGATGATTTTTGTGTCTCTTGTGTTTTCCAACATTCATAGAAGGATCAAATGAATATACATGACATCCTTTTGATATCATATAGTCGTCAAATATCCAGTTGTTTGCAATTCCGAACGAATAGACTACACATGGCGGTGATATATTGTCCAAACATATATGCACGTCTGGCTCCTTTGAATTTTCACCGATTAAGACATGTTTCTTTGAACATGCTGCCCTGCGTACGTTATGCAAAAATTCATGTATTTTTGCATAGTTGTGGGGTTCTGACAATTTCTCTGTTTTAAACGGTTTCATTGATTTTGACATTTTATTCTCAATATCTTTATCAAAATTAATAGGTTCGATAGTCGGTTCGTGGTCATTAAATGGTTCTTTGGAAGTTGTCCTCAAATTAGTTTTAATATCCGGCATCTCAGGCTTATCTGGACTAGCCATACTTACTTCGGAACTGTTTTCCCAGTACACGCGCCCATGCCAGATCTCTTTGATCTTTTGCCGAGACGGCGGATGATGTCGAGCAGCCACCAACAAAATGATACAAATACAAGCGCCGAACATTACAAAATAACTAGGCAAATCTTTGTGAGGCATTTTAAAATATAATTACTTGAATGCGTGTTTATATGTTTATTTTCTATTTTTTTGTTTAGGATTTAAGTTTACATTCCAAAAGTTCGAAATTTCCATCAATGATATCTGACGGGTGCATTTTTTTATCTTTATGATAGATATCATATTGTTTATCTAATATGGTCGCGTATTTCTTGGCGTAATCGGGACCGTTACTGTTTAACATTCCGGAAGTAAATTCGGTCGCAATGAAATCAGGTGGGTTCCTTTCGAGGATTGTTTTTGCACCCATGAATACGCTCGCCTCGTACCCCTCGGTATCTATTTTCACTATCCATCGACCATTCAACGCCAAATCGCCATTTGAAACCATATCATCAAGCGATTTTGTAGTCATAACGCCGACCTTTTGATATCCATTTTTTTTAAAAGATTGCCTTATAGATTCTGCTGTAAACTCGCCATCACAAATAGAATGCGTATCCCCTAAATTGACCTGTGGCTGCTGCCACATTTCACATGATTTAGATTTTATATCAAGTCCAGTGTGATAAATTGTCAAATGATCTGAAAGAGATGGATTCAAACACAAAGAGAGACGCATTAATTTAACATTAGACTCAAAAGGTTCGATCGCATACACTTTGTACCCCCCCGCCGCCATCAAAAAAGAAAACCAACCTATATTTGCCCCGATATCCACGAATGTATCCCCTTTCGTTTTCATTTGGTTTAAAACGACAGTCGAAGTCTTGCCGTCCCAATAACCATGACTTTTGATAGCGTTAGATACAATATCACTTTGTGTTGAAGTATGCTTGTAAACTGCCAAATTGAATGTTTTTCCGATATAACGGACCTTTTTAATATAATATTCCGGGCCTTCATACCCATCATAACAATTCGGGGGGTTGACCGGCACGCCGGCGGAATTCTGGGGCAACAGTTTTGCAGAATCTTTGGCGCTCCTTTTTAGACTACCTTTTTTAATGGACTCTACATCCTTGGCCAAACTTTCTATTTTTTCTGAATTTCGATGGTACAATTGATTCATATTGTCGTATTTCACTTGCATCAAATTTATTTTTTTGGTCAAATGAGCGACGGTTCCATTGTACGGTTTTCTTTTGAGATTGTATTTATCTCTGTTTGGTATACTACTTACTTGTATTACAAGGGAAACTCCCGAAATAATTAGAATAATAGAAACAATTAAAAATTCTATGCGACTCATATCTGTCTAATAGTTCGAGTCTTTATATCTTTATTTATATTTAGTATCGGATTATTCCTCTTTGGCGGCTTCCTCTAATTTTTCAGTAATATGTTCAAACGCTTTCTTCGCCTTATGTCCCAATACAATACATTCCTCATAGGTCGGCGGTTTCCAGGGAGATTCTATCTTGGGGTCGATCGTTCGCGCGGCAGTCCATCCAGCAGCCATACCCACTAAAAATTTAAACATCTTGTCAAAAAAAGGGGGCCAGAAATAGTGTCAAAAACTATCTTGCGGCGATGATACGCTTTTGGGCGACAAGCCGGACCTTTTCAACGATCCGCGATGCACACGTCGCACATACAAGCTCATGTCCCGGCAAAAAATAGACGTCCGCCGAACACTGATAACAACGATACTTGTAGGAACTTGTCATCTGAGTCGGAATTTGGATCACCTTTCGCTTTCGACGTCTTGTTTTTGGAACCTCCTTTTGTGGAATACGTAAGGAATATGACGGGTCCATTTATCTTGTATAATAATAAGGTCATCACTTAAATATATAATATGAGTAGAATATATTCATTGTCGGATCAAGGATTATCTATGCCCGAACAAGGCACCCAAGAATGGCTCGACGGACGAAAGGGCAGAATTACAGGCAGCAAACCCGGAGATCTCTATTTCAACTTTAAACAAGAATCGGATTGGGACGAAATTCTCGAAAAATGGTTTGGGGATGCCGTTGAAAATTTTGACGCCGTTGCGCGCAGTAGAATGGCATGGGGCTCCAAACATGAAGACACGGCCGTCCAAGTCATCGTAGACAATATACCTGGTGCGCACTTTTTCGAATGTCCCCAGATCCCTATCAACGAGATCTATGCTTCTAGTCCGGACGGTTCGCTCATTGTCCTCAAGTCTGGGTCCGAAGAGCGCGTTTCCAAAGAGAATTTGCGCCCAGAAGACGTGGCATGGCACGCCAACGTTGAAATCAAATGCCCTGGAGGCGGCATTGGCAAATCCCATCAAGAAATGCGTGCTATGCTCGAAAAAAAGTGGAAGACGCCCGCCGTATATTATATGATCCAGATTCATATGGAGATGGCGGCCCAAAAGACTTCTGAGACGCTTTTCGTGGTTTGGACACCGTTGCTGACACGTATGTGGCGTATTCCGTTTAATCGTTCTTTTTGGAATTTGTGTTTGGAAGTGTTGGAGAATTTTCGTCTTAAGAATGTTCCGTTTGATGTTATGCAGTCGAAAGTAAATAAACTTAAACGTCGGTGCTATGGAGTGGCCAACTTTCCGATCTGGAAGGAAGTTCATCACGATTTTGAGGAAGATGGTATTTAACGTTCACTGTATTTACGAATGTCCTTGATCGAAAACATGCCAGAGATCCTACGTCTGTGTCGCCGCGATGATCCGGACGTATTATTCATAGTTGGTAGACCCAAAAACGGCAATGTGATCTGTTATAAATTAGAAAACGAGACCATTGTGCCGTATTGGCGCCTGGAAAACGGTGAAAAAATGGAAACGTCTTATTTTGAGAAATTAGTTCTCGCTGTAGAAAAGAGCGACGGCCAGTTTTATATAGTTGGGTTACCGGAAATCCGCTTTACTTTGACCGCCAGCGGTGTCCACCACTCGGACAAGACCATTGCATTTGTGTTTTTGGGGGAACCCAAGCGTTTTTTTAGCCCCTCGCCTTTGTATATTATAATCAAATACACGGATGGCAGTACTCAAAAAATAAACTTTTGAAAATAAGATAAACATATATTTTTTTGTATTTAAGTATGGCCATAAAAGGCCAGATCATGTTTTTCGTTCGCCAAAAAACAAACCAGTGTGGCTTGCATGCCATCCAAAACATGTTCAAAAGCGCCAAGATTACAAATCAAGATATGCACGACACTTGCAAAGACATACATGATAAAACCGGAGATCATATACATAATCACGAATCGTTTGGCGGCGATTGGAGTGTACAGGCAGTCCTCCAAACGTTGGTGCGTCATGGTTATACAGTAGAGCCGGCTATCTCTTCCAAAAATGAGCGCGAATGGGTCGGGCCCCCTATTGCAGAATTATTACAGGACAATGACTTTCGCGGAATGATCGTACATCAACCCATGAACAGACACTTTACATGTCTACGGCCCGAAGAAGCGGGCGACGAGCAAGAACTCTATTATATTGATTCGCAATCAGGGGGTCCCAGAAAGATCTCGCCAAATTTGGCGTCGAGACGATGTTTGGCGGCGGCATATGCCTGGGAGCCGTATATTGTAAAGGGACCAGAAATGGAGTATGTAGAGGCTTTGCAATTGCCCCTGCCCGGAAGCCCTTATGACGGCGGAATTAGAGAAAGTAAGAGGGTGAAAAGACCTTCAGAAGATTTCATGCAGGCGTGGCACTCTTTATCTGCTCGTTCTGTCGAAAAAGCCATAGAAAGCACAGGACCAGCAGAGCAAGCACGCGATAATCCGTTGGTGGTTGCCGGTGTAATCCCTGAGGATGACGGCACGTAGGACATACCGGGACCATGTGTTCGCAATAAAACTGTTCTCTTTTAGACCATTTCTTCCAACATTCTTTGCATAAAACATGGTTACATTCTAGTGTCATTTTAGCCCTGCGATTTTGATAACATATCGGACATTCAAATGAGGGCATTCCATAATCTGACAATATAACCTTAAATACATTGGACCGGCGGACCTGGACCATATGTACCTATATAAAGTTGAGTATTTGTATCTTAAATGTTTAGTCAATATTCGTTCAGTGAACCCAAAGCTCCACTCGAAATTGTTCAAGTCAAATGTGAAAAGACCGGCACCATTTGGTACAAAAGGGGTGCGGAAATAGCATGGACAAAAGAAGCCCTGATGACCCCGCCAAAAACATCAAAAGACCAGTATAAAAGATAATGTCATAACAACAAAATGTATAAATGTACACTTGCACTTATCGGCCTCATTGGCGCAACGGCGGCTGAACACGAGATTCCAGACAAATTAACGAGATCTTATCGTCAACAATTTGACGATATTGATGCACTTTTAGGCCGTCTAACGCATGATATAAAGTCATACTATTGTGAAGAACATTCTAGAAAAGGTTCTACGGGCAACGGAGCAACCGCCAAGCCACAATTCCTCCATCAACATTTATTTCCATTGCAAGAAGCTCGTAATATCCCTTTTAAACCTGAAAAGTCATCCGATTCTACTTTGGCGAAAGGTGGTGCTGTAGGTTTCATGTGGTATTTAAACGATGGCGGAGAGTCGTACATGCCGGAAAAGGAACAACCTATTATCGGATGGTTTGAAGCAGTCGCCAAACATCGGCCCGATAAAAACTCAGCGGAAAATCAGGCCAATTTCGTGCCCGATACAGCCGGTGTCACGGAAGAGGATGTAAAGAATGCCATCCTCTCCAATATTCATTATAGTGTGTTTACGCACGAGATCGAAATGGACGAATTTGGCAATGGTCATCAAAGTTGGAATTCCAAAACAGATTGTGTTAGTTGGGACCCAAACAGATGTCAACATTTCCCTACAATGCAATTAGCATTGTATTTTGAGGGAACGGCTCCAGATAAAATTACGTTTAAACCTAAAGATGCGTCAACTTTTGTATTCTGGACCCCGACGGCCGATTCATGCCGTGACGAAAATGAAAATTAAATCCGTAGAATAAACCAAAAATAATGTATTTCCTTTTTAGAATGATATTCGTATGAAACATTTGCCTTTATTACTGTTCTATCTTTTGTTGGGCTTTTGTTTCCAATTTCCGTCCGTCGCCATGCGATTTTGGATGATGGATGACGTCAAGGTAACACCCGCGCAAATGGCGGCAATCATGGGTGTGACGGCCATTCCATGGTGTATGAAGCCCGTGTATGGTTTTATTTCCGATTCTTATCCAATTGGCGGTCTTAGGAGACGCCCTTATATGGTGATTATGTCATTTGTTTGTTGTTTCATGTGGATCATTTTACCATTTGTACCTCATGACGAATTTACGATTACATTAGTGATGACTATTTCCTCGGCAGGTCTTTGTTTCGCAGATGTGATGGCGGATTCGCTGCTGGTGGAGGTAGCACGTGATGAAGAAGAGAAAAACAAGGGTATTATACAATCGTATGCGTGGATGATGCGTTTTACCGGTGGACTCTTGGCTTCTGGACTGGGCGCCCTCGCGTACGATTGGCTAGGTTCTGTGCAAGTCTTTTTAATAAATTCAATGGTCCCTCTGTGTATTGCTTATGTGTCTTGGTGCATTCCAGACAGTCCAAGCAATACTCGTACGGATTGGCGCGAAACGAGTGCCAAGCTATGGACGGCTGTTCGCATGCCGGCTATCTGGAAACCAGCCTTGTTTATTTTTATGATTTGTGCGACGCCTGGTTATGGACAAGCCATGACATTTTTCTACGAACGCGAACTCAAATTCACGCCGAATGAGTTTGGTGCTTTGGATGTCATGGGCTATATTGTATCAATCACGGGTACATACGTCTACAAAAAATGGCTTCGAGAGGTGTCCTTTCCAAAGATATTTGGTTGGGCATTGTTTGCGGCATTTCTTCTGGAAAATACACTCTTGCTTTTGGTCTTGCATGTAAATCGTTCCATGGGTATTCCTGATTTCGTGTTTGCGGCCATGGAACGAGTGGTTATTACGCTCGTGGGTCAGTTCATATCGATGCCTATGGTGGTCCTTGGGGCACGCGTGTGTCCTGTAGGTGTGGAGGGGACATTGTACGCTTTATTAATGTCGATTACAAATTTTGGAGATGTGATCTCTTCAGAGTGGGGTTCATTATTCACGACTATGTTTGGCGTGACGGGCACCAATTTCACAAATTTATGGAAGTTGATGCTGCTGTGCAACTTTTTTGATCTTATTCCACTGGCCTGTTTGAAATTAGTATCGGGCGTTTCAGAGCCAAAACGCGAAGTTGTGTCATCGTCTATATAGGAGTCGATTTGCAAAGCATGCATGCCTCCCAAAAAACGACAAAAAAGGTCACCGCCTGAAATTGAAAATTATGAAAAATTATCCTTTCTTGCTAGAGAAATGGCAAAATTCAAAAAACAAAAATTTCAATACAACATGTTACTTAAACAAATTTATGAACTCATTTCCAAACAAAGAGATTCTGCAGAATTCTCAGAAGAAACTAGTCAAACATTGCGGAAAGATGTCCGTGCGTGGTTCTCCGACATTGAACAAGCAAAAAAACAATCTTCCAGTATTAGAGATAAAGCACTCAAAACATTGAAAACGCTCGATATGACAGACGATGATGCATTAAAAGGAGCGGCGCTCATGTTGACTGAAGAGGAGACACGATTGGCGGCGATAGAAGGTCTAGAATCAAGATGGTATCGCATTGTACGATATAAAAATAGTCCAATTGGCATTGAAAAACACACACAAGAATGGTTTGCACGTTTTTATCGTCAATTTCAAAAAACTTCCGCGTCTATAGAAGATTTGTCTAATAAAATAAGAGAGATTCTAGACCAATTAACACTTTAAAAACAGTAGTATTTATTTGTAGTTTATCTATTGGTTATGAACCGTAGAATTGTATTTACTGCAGGTGTTTATTTCACAATTCTTTTATTTTTTGGTTTGTTATTCTTTGAAGAGTGTCGCGTGCGTTTGTACATGATTCCCGCCGCCGTGACTGTCACATATCTCTTTTTTATATTGAATCCTTCGTACGCCCGTCGAATGCATCAAAGGAAGTTGACGTATGAAGATTTGGAAGATTTCCGGGATGCGGATCCTGAACTTCGAAAGAGATTCCAACTTGTTTTTACTCGAGTCCAGCAAATTGGTGGAGCTATATGTGCCGGCATACTAGTAGCTTATGGTTGGGACCAATGGCACTCTGACGACAGTCTTTTTAAAACGATAGGGATCCTAGGAGGTCTTCTTAGCTTGTATGCCAGAATCTTTGGTTATATCGGCGGGTTTTGCATATCTTGCCTTTATAAAATTAAAAAGGGTCAGCGGTATCCTGCAAACAACTTTAATGGGGCAGCAGGCGAGCTCAAACATCCGAATCCAAACGCGATAAAACCACAAAAAACAAAAGAGGGCCACGAAATACTGTAACATTTACTTATCACTTTTGGGTTTATATACTCGGCGACGTTTTTTGGGAGGTTGAACCGAGGAATCTGAGCCATGTTTTTCGGCGGCAAATAGCGCTAAAAGCATTGCATCGGCGACGTCATCGCGCTTATCCTTCTCAAAGCGTTGAAACCATTGTTTATTCGAACTAGAGATGGACAACGACGGAATAATTTCGACGGATGCCTTTTTATTTTTAGCGTAATTGCCCGTAGAGATATCAAAATGGCATCGCATCGAACGAGGAGAGATCATGACGGATCTGCCCCACAAGAAACACTCAAAAGCGGCCGCAATGACTTTAAATTTGGCCGTCATCTGAATCTCAATGCAGATCAGGTCGGCGATGTCAAAAACTGATTTGCTCGCATCAATAAAAGATTTGACTAGAAAAGTATACTTTGTATGTTTTGCTTTTGGATGATCTTTTACTAAATTATATCTTCCGAAACTTTTGAAGGAACCTGCGTTTGTATCATACAAAGCCCAACCTAAATTCTTCAGACCTGGGTCGATCGATAAAATAATCATTTGCACATACTATTGACACATAAATACGTGAACATTATTAATTACAGGATTTTTATTTCTATATACATTATTTTTTTAGAAAATATTTGCTAAAGACCGGCTTTAGCTCTTCCTCTGTATCACTATCAGAGGTAACCACGCGTCTCCTTTTGGGCATAGGCACTACTGCATCTCTTGCTGGTGGCGCTGGTTGTGCGGAAGCGGCTGGCCGAATGTATTTTTCATAATCGGCCGTCACTTCATCTCGAAATATAGACGATTTTCGCAATCGATTTAGCCGTGTTTTCTCTCGGTGACATTGAGGACATAAGGCTTGTAAATTGGAAGCTATATCTTGACCACCGTCTTGTAATTCTATGATATGATCTACTTCAAAATTCGGAGGAATGGGAAAGAGTTTACACCTTCGACAGGCATAGTTTTGCCTGTATGCGATTTCAACACGCATCGACCTGCTCAGGGCTCTCTTTGGTATTTTTTTAGAGAATTTTTGGAGGTCTTGTTTAAATGAATGGACACCGGGCAAAGATCTGAACGTTTTATTCAGATACCATTGCAAAAATTTTACAACTGATTTGCACGAAATAAAGGACTCTGACTCGATCGTCTGGCATTCCAAACGATGTTTATTCCATTCATATCTGGTCACTTGCTTTTTAAATCGGTCTAGATCGGTTTTCAGGATTTTGGCAACTTCTGCCATTCGTATATAGTATTGAAAATCATATTGCACTAAATGATGTTCAGAGTCGGGCAGGGACATCTCGTCCTTGTCTCATTATGATTGGTGCTTTAAGTAGGATCCGATTTCTTTTTTTTGGATCCGAACAGACACAAAAAAGATAGAGACAACGCATACCCTAATTTGGAAGAAACCAATTTCTACGTATATAAAGCCTGGTTTTTATATAAATAAAAAATGCTCCAAACGGGGCAAATCATAATGGACCGGACAGGTGGTCCAGTTCCCTTGCAAGACCATGGGCCCATGAAACGGCCAAGGCCTGAATCTACAACCATGCTTCCAACTAGTCAAAAATTAAGATTAGATTCAACCACAAATTCCAAAGTTCAGATTACTATAGGTCCTGCACCCCCGCAAATCGTTCAAAGATCACAAGCAGCCATCGAACAAAAACAAAAACTAATTAATATGCGATTCAAAAAAGCTTTACGTAGAAATGACTCCACAACATTACAAAGATGTTTAGAATCTGGATATATGCCATCTGTCCAGGAATGGCTGGCTATTATCGGGAAAATGCATGTAGCCACTGCGCTAAAATGTGTTTCGTTGGCAAGGACATTAGAAGCGCCATGCATATCGGCCGCTATACGCAGACAACATAAATCACTATTCAAAGAGGTCATTACTAGGGTAGATGAAGTTCCCAGGGCACACATGCAATCACTAATGACCGCACCCGCGTACTACCTAGAAATATGCCTTAACAAAGGCCTTGACCCCAATATACCTCTAAAAAACCGAAGATTGCCACTAGAACACGCCTGCGCCCATTCACGTATCGCACACATTGAAATTCTTTTAAAAGACACTAGAACATCCGTGTCACAAAATGTTTGTCGTTTCATGATCAGACAAACAAAACAACAAAAATTTGCAGAAAGAGCCATTGAACTCTGCGCAGACATTGTGCCAAATATGATTTTGGAAGCCATTGTGGCCAATGTCACCACAGCACTCATAGCCATCATGTCCAAACTAGAAGACAAATACGAAGACAACCCACAATGGGAAGATATTACACACATGATGACATGCTGCATTTTAAACGACTATACCACAGATATCGTTAAAACGCCAGTCAATGACCACTACTACGACAGACAATCCATCTTGAAATGGGTTAGATCAAAAGGTACAGACCCTTTGACCAGAGAACCCCTACAAGAGTCCGATCTGTTATTAAGATCTGAGTTTTTAAAAGATTACGCTAAAATTTTACAAGCAAAAATACAACAATTAGATCTATAGTTTTTTATATATATCCTGTATTTGTCAATCATCCGTAGTTCCTTCATCGTCTGTACCCATCACCTCATACTCTTCGACCACGGCCATCTCTTCGTCCACGTCCTCAGGAATAGGCACATGGACAGACACGGGCTGGACATAGGTTACCTCCGCCAATTTTACCTCATTCATCTTTCTCGCTTGCATAGAACCCATACAAGATGTAAATGCCAATAACGCAAAACCAAACGCAGTACCAATATTATAATTCGTTTCATCACAATATGACTCGGCCATCGTAACTGTCTCGTTCGCAAACACCACAGCACAGCTTCCATAACGTGCAAATTGCCTCTCACATTCGCGAGAACCACACCAATCCATTACTTGAATCAATACAGACGTAAACGCCAGAAAATTTACAGCATTACACACAGCAATAAACGCCTGAATACCACTAAAAATATTCAAACGACGCTTGTCAGTCGTCTCGGAAGCCCGAAGACCCATCATGGGAATCAACACGCCCATAAACACCCAGGAAATTAAAAGAGACCACCATTTATATTCAGGAACATGGTGCAACTTGTAAGAATAAACTGTGTACAATGAAAAGGCCCCGTGCGTAAAAACAATCGCCTTGATCCATTTGCCAAGCTCTTTATTTGGTTTTTCAACTATAACTGCATGAACTATCGTTGACATATTTTTTTTAAAAAATAAAAGGTATTATATACTTTGAATTTAAGTTAGATGTTTCAACAAGGTTGCGATCGTTGCCTTTCCAACACAACGCTTTGAAGAGATAGAAATGCTTCGCAACGCATTCGCGTCTTTGTGCAACTGACTCTGCAATTCACTTAAAGTAGGATACTCGGTTGTCAAGGCTGTCGCTACCGATTCAGACACCATCGTCATCAACATCAATAAATACACAGAATCAGATTTGCGTTTACGTTTACTCAATAATGAACGCACACCCGTGCCCCCGCGAATCGTAGTGCCAATCTTTTTGACCAATTGCTGCAAATGTAAAGAGGTATCCTCGATGCCACGCGTCTGAATCACCCACATCTTATCACGCAACATCGTGTTCCAAATAGCCGAAGATAATGTCTCCGGAGGCTTACTCTGGCCATAAAGACTACCCTCGATCATATAAATCACTATAGCTCCAGAAGCGGTCAATCGGGCCTTCTGCTCACGCCAACGACCATCGCTGATAGACGCGGCAAAGTCGTCCGTTCTTTTACGCTCTATCAGTGCCATGTGGCCATTCTTTTCTATCTTTATATCACCAAGAGGTAAACGCTCGACTGTAAATTCAACCGATTCTGCTTTCAATCGGGCAATTAAATCATGTTCACGATCGTCTATAATCATCTCGCTCTTTTAGAAAAAGACATATATCTTTTAATCATATGACTAAACTTTTTTATTTTTATGAATAGATACTCTGGCGAATGAAAGACCAAAATTTTGGTCACGACGAAAGACCAATGTTGCCGGCGAATGATCCAAAATTTTGGTCACGACGAAAGACCAATTTTTTAGCGAATGATGACCAAAATTTTGGCGAATGTTTACTAAAATTTTGGTCACGATGAACAACCAAAATTTTGGCGAATGATGACCAAAATTTTGGTAAATGATTTGTCGTGACCAAAATTTTGGCGAATGAACAACCAAAATTTTGGCGAATGATGACCAAAATTTTGGCGAATGTTTACTAAAATTTTGGTAGGAAATTTCTTGGAAAAATCCGAACACTAATTTAGTGGATCCTATTTAGTGATAGATTGTATACGTCAAAACTATGAACACTATGATCTTCTGTATCGGTGGTCGTTTGTCTGTGTCCAGCTCTAAATTTGAAATGTACTTGCGCCATAAGGGTGCTGGTGATGTGAAGAAGAGTGTTACGCGTCATGTGACACACTTGGTTGTGCCCGATCCTGAGAATTTGGACCGTGAGTCTTCAAAGGTTCAAGCCGCCTTGAAAAAGAATGTCACAATTGTGTCTGAACAATGGTGTCGTGATTTACCTGCCGAGACGCCGCCGCCTATGCTTGGATTCAAGGTAACGCTGGCCAAGAACTACAAGGACCAGAATGTGGACGGGTGGTTGTGTTCTGAGAAGCTTGACGGTGTTCGCGCCGTTTGGGACGGTAAGAATCGTTGTTTTTGGTCTCGTTCTGGGAATTTGATCAATGCTCCCTCCGAATTTGTGGAACAATTTCCGGACGTCACTTTGGATGGTGAACTGTACGGTGGTCGCGGCAATTTCCCTCAGACTTCTGGCATTGTTCGCACGAAAGAACCGTCTTATGAGCAGTGGCAGGGGCTGCAGTTCTGTGTATTTGACGCCCCGGGTATGCCTAACCAGCCATTTGAAGAGCGTCAGAAATATCTGTCTTCATTGATTCAATCTCAGAGACATTTGCATTTGTGTGTTCAAGTTCAGATTACAAAAGCCTCTATCCCTCAACGTTTGGCTGAGATAGTCGCCGAAAAGGGTGAAGGCCTAATGCTCCGCAAACCCGGCTCGAAATACGACTTTAAACGCACGTCATCTCTGCTAAAAGTCAAGGCAATGCATGATGCTGAGGCTGTTGTGATTGGTTATGAGGATGGAACTGGGAAATATCGCGGTCTTTGTGGCTCATTGATGTGCGAGTATCGTGGGAAAATGTTCAAGTGTGGTTCGGGTATGTCGGATGAGGATAGGCGCAATCCGCCTAAAATAGGCACTACGATCACTTTCGGGTACTTTGAGATGTCCGAATCAAACATTCCACGATTTCCAACTTTCAAGAGAGTGTTTCAGGGACGAGTATGAACTGATACCAGTTATATTTGGTCAATACCGACAATACGGAACATGTGTCGATCGCGGCGGCGAAACAAAAGAAAATTGGCCACCGATGTGGTGATTTTTTTGGCGGATTTGCCCAAGCAATTGCGATCGTGAACACCCACATACCGGCGGCACCCATAGCATCTTTTACGCGCGCCATTGTCCATGGATGTCCACATATATATAAATAGCATGTGAAGAGAGTATCTAAGAGACATCCGAACGCAAAAAATAGACAAAGGAGTTCTCTAGATTCATTTATTTCAGGCGTTAGAGCAATCACAATGAATATGGGAATAGCTATAAAGTCTTTTATAAATTGAAGTTTTTCCATAATATTTTTCTTTGTATTCGTCCCTAAATATATGATCTATATAAACGAGCAAAAGGTATGGCAAATGCCGTATACAAAAGAGTTAGGGAAAACACCGCAATATGTGACCGGCTTTGTAACTTTGGATTTTTCGCCTAAAAAATGTGTGTCTGTGTATACTAAATTGACGAAGATTGGCATAGCGGTTCGCCGAAAAACAGAAGGTAGTACATGCTCTTTAACTTTTTTGGATCTTTACGAGTCGTTTGCCATGGAAACGCCCAAATGGCATGACTCGTTTCTTTCTGGCAAATTTTAGTGGATTGTATATATAAAGCTTGCATGGCCATAAAAAAGATGTCGGCCATTGTACATAATAAGACTAAACCTGTCGCTATAAAGAGACCTGCATTAAAAAAGACAGACCAGTACATAGGCACATGTAGATCATATGATGAGCAGCAGCCCATCCCATCCTTTGTGCGGTCATTGACACCCAAAAATAGTTCAGTCGTGGTCAAACAGGTTGAGAAAGATACCGAGGAAACGACTTTGAAGGGACTTGGCACCCAAAAATGTTCTCATACCACTGTTGAAACATAAGGAAAACGGATGCTACAATGAGAACATAATACATCGTTACAAATAGAGACATAGAATTACAATAGATCTTTCAATACTGTCCTTTTGGGCGAATTGTACACCAAAACTGCCCTATCTATAAATCTTGCTAAAACCGGGAAAAGGCTGGCTTATCCCTGAGAACTTGGATGAGGTAAATCCATGTAAATGTAGGGAAACTGTAAGGTTTAATTATAATATCACTCGAATCTGCGTTGGGATATTGGGATATCGTCTGAAAAGGGTCCACCACAAGCCAGGAACCCTATTTTGACCCACTGATTTTCGCAGAAAAATGACCCAGAATCGCCCCGGGGTTTCGTTTTTTTTTTTTTTTTTTTTTTTTTCCGTCCTGTTTTAGGCCGGTCCTCCCTCTTTGGGGGCTTAAAAGTCAATAAAGGAAAAAAAAGAAATTTTTTTTAATTGTTCTACGCCATTTTCAGATACTGGGAAAATGGCGCTAAGCTATCAGCAAGGTCGAGGCTATTGGGGTTTCGGAGAACTAAGCCCCC